CCACCGACGCCCTCGCCGCCCAGTGCACCGGAAGCATTGCCACCGCCGCCAAAGCCGCCGCCTGCGTCGTATCCGGTGCTTATGTCGTAGCCTATGGGACTGCCGGTAACGGGAGCGCCGGGGCCCTTGAAGCCGGACGGTGCCGCGACTGATGGATTGCCAGGCACGGCGGATGGACCGTTCAAATCCGCGTCGGTGACGGGGCCGACTACGGGACCAGTCGACCAGCCGGGGGCAGGGCCATTGAACCCCATCGTTGACGACGCAGCCGCCAGACCCGCTGGCCCATTTGATCCTTGGAAGGCGCCACCACCGAAGATGCCCGACGCTGCGGGGCCGCCGAAGCCTAGCCCGGATGTGTCGTTTCCGCCCCAGCCCAGCGCACCACCGAAGCCACTCGGCGCCCCGGCATTGGCATTTCCTACAGCAGCGTCGTAGCCTGCCGCAGCACTTCCGGTCAGGCCACTGACGCCGGGCCCGGCATTGCCGCCCGCGATGCTACCGGCGCCCTGACCGAAGCCGCCGCCCGGACCACTCGGTCCTGCGCCGTAAAAATTCCACATCGCGAGCGGGTTGGCGCCTTCGGCTACGCCGCCGCCGAAGCCGGTGGGGCCGCCGCCCTGCTGCTGCATCATCGCCTGCGCGATCATCATGCGCTGCATCTCGGGGTCTACGCCGCCGCCGCCACCGCCGCCGTAGTCGCCGCGAATGATGCTGCCTGCAAAGCCGGGTTCTGCCATCGCGCTCTCCTGTTCAACTACCGGGACCGCCGCTGCCGGGGCCGCCGCTGGTGCCGCCGCCAGCATCGCCGAAGCCGATGCCGCCGAAGCCTCTGAGATATCCGCTATCACCATCAAAGCCGCTGAACCCGAAGCCGCCGCTCGAACCGTTGCCCCAGTTCATGGCGGCGAGGTCCGGGTTGGCCGCCATGATGTTCTGCCAGTCCTGCCCCGTAATGCTCGGATCGACCCCCACCGGCACGCCAGGCTGCTGCGGCGGGTATGGGCTGACGCTGCCGGGGACGTAGTTCGCCGTGCCTGGCACGCTCCGGTCGGGTGTTGTGATGGCGCCGAACACACCACCACCGCCTGCAGCACCGACGCCGGTCGCGGGCATGCCACTGCCGCCGATCGGCTGCTGTGCGGCTGGCTGCTGCGTCAGCGCCTGGGTGATCGAGTTGCGTGAGCCAGGATCGAAGTCGGTGCCCCAGCTCGCGGCGCGCAAGACTTCCGGATCGACGCGCCCCTTCGGGTCGCCCCAATTGCTCGACGCCGGCATCGGAATGCGCAGCTTGTCGATATCGTCGGCGTACACTCTCATGTCGGCCTCTATACGTTGACGCCCGCAACCTCGAACGTGGCCCCGACCGCGATCAGCTCGACGTCGGGCTTGGCCTGCTGTCCGATCGTGACCTGTACGATCGGCGCATGGGAGAACCCGGTCTTGCCGATCGATACCCACAGCGTGTTTCGGATCGGCGGCCGTCCCGGCGTGGGCTGGTCCCACTGCGCATACTGCGCGCGCTGCGGCGCCGTCGGCACCGGCGGTGGCGGGCCGCCCATGTCCGGCCCCCACAGGCCCTGGTCCCAGACATCGACCACGCCGGGGTCCGGCCCGACCGGCGGCGGCGGTGGGACCACGATGACGTAGTCGGTGGTGCTGTCGAGCGCGGGCTGGAACGGCTCGGCGTTGCCGGACGAGAACACGGCGCGGGCCTGATGCCAGATCACCATCTGCGTGCGCGCTTGGAAAGTTTCCCAGCCACCGATGAGCGTGCAGACGTAAGGGGTCTTGCGGTGATTGCCGTCGTCGTAGCCGGAGCGGTCCATCTGCATGATGATGCCGTCCTGCGTGCCGAAAAACATGTCGGCGCGCATGTGCAGGAAGCACAGCGCATCCCAGCCGACCGCGCGCGCGAAGGCGCCGGTGACCGCGTTCATGCACAGGCAATAGCGATTGCCTTCGCTCCCGCCAGGAAAGGTGACGAAGATCCCGCCGTACTCGTCCCAGCGCCGGATCGTCCACGGAAACACGCGCTTGCTCGCGACCTCCTCGCGCCACATGCGCTTGATCGCGCGCGAGAGCATCGCCAGCTCCATCTCGCCCGCGCTCTTGGTGATCGACTGCGAGAGCGGAACGATGCCTTCCACGGTGAGCACTAAAACGTCGCCGCCGACTTGCGTGTGCGCGTTCATGCCCAGCGGCTTGCCGATGAAGTATCTGCCCTCCTGGCGCCAGGTCGCCGGGTCGGCCGGATTGTTGCCGGTGAAGATCAGCGCCTCGCCTTCGCTGGTCACCGCCACCAGCTTGTCGTCAATTCCGTCGCCGGCGTCGATCGACCAGTTTGCCAGAAACAGCAGGTAGCCGCCGAGGCTGGCGGCGCCCGACATCGGTATCTTGGTCAGCGCGCCCTGGTGGCTGTCGATTGGCAGGTACCACAGGTTCATCGACTTGGTTTCGATGAAGTAGAAGCGGTTGCGGTACTTGCAGACGTAGCTCAATCCCGTGGCCGTGCCCGGCACCGGGCCGCCGGTCAGCTCGGTGGTGTAGGTCGTCCACGTCGTGCCGTCGAAGCGCATCACGCCGTCGCCGGTCTCGTTGACCGCGAGCAGCCAGTAGCCGGCAAGATTAGCAAGCTGGCTTGCCACCCAGTTGCCGCTGGTCAGCCCGCTCTTGACCAAGACCGGCGTTGCGGTAGTGACATCGAACAGTTTGGTTGGCTGCGCTGCGAACATGCGCTGCTGGTTGCCGGAGACATATTCAAACCCGGAGATCACCGGCTGGCGTGAAGCGTCCGGCACGGGAGGCACGACCGCGTCGAGCGCGTGCAGGTCACACCAGCGGATGCAGCCGCCGCGCAACTTGACGCCCTTCATGGTGGGAAACCAGTTGTCCGAGACGATGCACGAACCCGGCCCGGTATAGGCGTCGTTCTCATGCTGCACGATGCCGCGCGTCGGCGCGGGAAGCGTGATCGCCTTGAGCTGCTGGGCGTACTGGCCCGGTACCGGCTGGCGGCGGAAGGCGGCGTGTGCGCTCATGACGGCAGCGGCCACGGATACGCGACGCGCCCGTGGGCCGACATCGGCCGGTTACCGATGATGATCGGCGCAGGCGCGTCGTGGCCCATCGCGTTGGCGATCGCGTCGGAGTAGGTGCCCATCGGCTCGGCGTAGGGCGAGCCCTTGTTCGCCATCCACTGCCAGATCATGCCGAGCTTGAGCAGCCGCTCGTCGAGTCGGAAGCTGTCGCCATCGGCTATGAAGCTGTCGCCGTAACCGCCGGCGACCAGCCGCACGCAATTCTTGTCGAGGTAGGGAAACGTAACCGTGGCGCCATTGGCGACCGCGGGCTGGATCAGCATGTTGCCGCCCATCATCGTCCACTCGCCGAGGCTCTCGGTGTAGCCGCGCAGGCGACGCTGCATCCACTCGTCGGCCGCGGGGATGAAGCGCAGCGGCGTCATCGTGTCGGTCGACGACCACACGTTCGCGTCGACCGGCATGCGCTTGTAGTTGGCCGGCAACGGCCAGTCAGTCTGCGTACCGTTGCCGGTGAACGTGCCGATCGCGCGCAACGCGGTCCAGTCGCGCAGATCGTAGGAGATGCGCTGCGCCATCTCGTTGGCGAGGCTGACCATCTCCTGCATGGTGCGGTTGGAGTTGATGCCGCCGAACACGGTTGACGGCACCATAACGCCGACGGCGGCGCAGACATCCTTCACCACCGTCAAGACTGTCATTTACGCCGCCTTGTCTGGCCGCGCGTCGAGCGCCATGCGCACCAGCGCCTTGCGGTTCAGGCTGCCGACCGGCGCCTGCCCGGTCTGGGTGGTGATGAACTCGCGGATCTGGTCGAGGTCCATGTCCTTGAACTGTCCCTCGCCGCCGGTCCGCTTCAGCGCCTCGTTGTCCTCCGCGAGCGCCATGTTCTTGGCGCGCAGCGCCTCCAGCTCGGCCTGCAGCTGGGTAGCCGGCGCGTTCTCCCTGGCCGCTGCGAGATACTCGTCGGCGCGGTTCTTCTGGTCGCGCCCGTTCGGCCCGAGATTTTTCAACTCCTGGCCGTCGATCGCGGCGAGCTGCTCGACCGTGTAGATGTTCTGCCCGCGCAAGCCGGCGCGCTGGCCTTCGGTGAGGAAGGTAGCAAACTCAAGCGGCGTGCCGCTCTTGGTCTGCTGCGTCTGCGCCTGAAACTGGCGGTACTGGTGCTCGAAACGCTGTGCGTAAGTGATCGAGGTCTGCTCGCCGGTGAACGGGTCGACGCGCCAGTGCGAGTGCGCATGCACCGGATAGGACGACCAGTTGCGCGAACCGGGAATGCGGATCTCGCACACCTCCATGTCGTCGAAGATCGGGCGGCCCTCGGCCGCGGTGCGGGCCGGGTTGGGAAGTGCCATGTTGCGGAACGTCGCCACCAGGAGGGCGTCAGGGTCTCGGGTCTGTGTCTGCTGCATCCGTAGCTCCTATGCGTGTCGGTGTAGGTCAAGGTGGCAAGGCCGACACATCCATTGGACGTCCAGCGGCCGTTGGTAGTCTGAATGGTGCATTTCGACATCGTTGACACCGCAATCGCAGGGCTGCGGCACGAGGCGCCCGCGCCGCTTGTAGACGTTGGCGTACTTTCGGGCGGCGTCCTTCGTGCGTTGCTCTGGCGACATGAAATGCGTCTTGCGCCACTCGCGCATGTACGCAGCGTGACACGCGCAACAATATTTCTGTCTCTTGCGCTGATGCTGTTCGCCGCACTTCGAGCAGATCATCGATGTCCTCACAGTTGGGCGGAACCGCCGCCGGCCAGGCTCGTCACTGAGCCGGCGGCAGCCCCTTCATCGGGGGAAGGCGGGAAGGATTGGGGGTCTTATCCCTCCCCCGGTGTTGATCAGGACGCCGGTACGCTGTCGTACAACCGCCAGTTCATTTGCGGATTTGTCATGCATAGCTCGCCCATCCATCCCACGAACTGAGCTATAGCATCCTTGTCTATCGGCATCTGCCCATCGCCATCGAACAGTTTATCGAAGTTACGTGACGGGTTATAGCGCAGACGGAAAGTATCCGTGTTCAACCCAAAGGTTGTATTGGCCGGCATATTACTTCCGATGCCGCCATCCAATACTATCTCGGCTCGTTTCCCGCCGCCGATATACTCCAACGCCGTGAAGCCGAGCTTGCCCATGCTCGTCTCATTGGTCTGGCGTTGTATGGCTACCGTTGCGGCATCGTACGCGGCATAGTGTTCCGGGGACATGATCAGCAGGTCGGCATACTGCCGGCCGCGGCTCTGCTTGGTCATTACCGCGTTGATCAATGGCCTTATCGTCGTCGCGTTGACCTGGGTGCCGATCGCCGCGCTGTAGGTGTGGGCGTCGTAGGTCTTGGTCTGCCAGATGGTGGCGGTGTTCCGATCGATGCCGCCGTAGTTGCCGTTGGCGGGAATGATCGGCACGGCCGTCGCCAGCCCGGTGAGCTGCTTGCCGCCGTTGGCGGTGCCGTCGCCGTAGAGCGCCGCGTCCATGGTGTCTTCCAGGCTGCGCTCGGCGGCCTCCATGTACGCATCGAGCACATCTTCCAACTGGTTCTCGCCCTGGTTATTGAGGATTTCCTGCATGCTCAGGACGATCGGCACGACCACCATCTTGGGGTCGAAGTAAGCGTCATTGAACAGATCGATCGCCGGGTTGAGCAGCTGGTCGTAGCCGCTGTACCACTGCGCGACCTGTTTCGCGATCTGCAGGGTCTGGCGGATGCGCGGCCCGGAGTAGGACTGCCACAACCCCTTGCGGCGCATGACGGACAACAACGCGTTGTTATTGGAGACGAGGTCCTCGTAGGAGGACGAACGCTCCTCGACCGCCATGCTCAGGATCTGCTGATAGCTGGCGTTGGTAGTAATGTTGGGCATCAGTGATGCTCCCCGTTTGCGTTGGATCAGAGCGAGCCGTTCGCGCGCTTGATGGCGCTGGCGATGGCCTCGCGGCGGCCGACTGGCTTATCCCTGCGCGCCACGCCGTTGGACGGGCCTGCGGGGGCTCCAGAAATTGACTTCGCTGCGGTACGGGTCTGAGCCGTCGGGGTGCGGGTCTGAGCCGCGTGGGTTGCCGGTCGGAGCATCTCCGCCCGGCGGTAGGCGGTGTCCAGATCGAAGCCGAGCTTGATCTCCTGCTCGATCAGCGGACCCAGCTCATCGAACCGTGGGTGCGCGTCGGCGTACCGATCAAGCGCGCTGCGGGTCTGACTGAACCTGGCCTGATACTGCATCTGCTGGATGCCGGACGCAAGCGTACTTACCGCCTGGTGCAACTGGCCGATCTGCTGGCTCTGCGCGCTCTGGCTGTTCTGCGCCTGCAGCAGCTGGTGCTGCTCGGGCGACTGGTTGAGCACATGCCAGGCGATGTCGCGTAAGCCGATCCGCTGCCCGTCCGGCGTGTGCAGATTGAGATTGTTGACGATGGTGTCCAAACCCGCGACCGGATCGGCGCGCAGCTTGCTCTCCATCGAGACGTAGTTGTTGAGCGCGCGATCGAGCGTGGTGCCCTGCTGTCGCGCCAGCTCGTGATACGGCTTAACCGCCTGGAACGCCTCGACCTCGGGCTTGTAACGCTGGTAGGCGCGGGCGAACTCAGTGTGCATGCGGTGCATTTCGCCGCGCACGCTCTCCGGCGTGGTCGCCCACTCCGCCTTGGCCCGCTCGTGCAGCCGCGGCGGCGGCTCGCGGTAGGGCGTGCCCTCGGGCAACTGCGAGTGTTTTGTCTGGACCCCCTGTTGGTTTGCGGAGGGGTCTGGACTTTTCTCGCGCGGCGCGAAGTGGCCGTGCTCGGCTCGATCGCGCTGCTCCTTCGGCTTGTCCGCCGCCTTGACCTGGGGCTGGTCGTCCGGGCGCTTCTTCAGGTCGATCGTCGGCTTCTCGCGGTCGATTGCCTCGGGCGGCTGGTTGTCGCCGATCTTGGCGCGGCGCGGCTGCGGTGGGTTGTCGGTGCGCGCCTTGGCGAAAGCCTTCTGGATGCTCTCGCGCCGGCTTGAAGCCTCAGCGACCTTGTCGGGCGCCTGGGAGCCGATCGGCGCCGGGGTCGACACCGGGTTCTGGTTGATCGGGACTTCGGCTTGCTGCGGTGCGGGCGCAGGCGCTGGCGGAGGTGTGTTCGGGGCGTTGGCAACGTCAGACATGGCGCATCCTCTGGCCGCGACGAGCGGCGGTTAAGACGAGCCTTGAGGTGGAACCGCGGTCGGACCCCC